CCATCAAGATTATTACCAGAAACTGTCCCTATTTTAGGGAGAGATATACCTGTACCTGATGCAGCAACACTTATTACTACTGGTAGTACTGCAGCCATTGCAGTTGCCACCACAATGGCATCTACATTATTACTGAGAAGTTTAATTCAAAAACTGGACCCATTAGTAAAGAAGTTAACTCAAAACAAAAAGAAGAAGAAGAAGAAGAAACCAGGAAAAGTTATTCTTCATTATGTAAAGAATGATGATAAAGTATCAATATTTGAATATTCAAATGAAGGAACTAAATTTATTGCTGAAATTGATAATGCAGAACACTACCTAAGAGACCAGTTAGATGCAAATGCAATGTATGATATAGATAACAAGATTATTATTGATGATGCATTAAAAGATAGCATGACAAAAGATGGACAGAAAAGATTTAATAAACTCTTCTGCCCATCCAAATCATTAGTGAAGAAACTAACCGCCAAGTTCTCCATCTAGAACTGACTTAATTGGTGGTGCGTCTGTTGTAATTTTCAATGGTGCCTGTTCCACTCTAATAATTTGAGTAGGAACTCCACCATTGCCATTAGATTTTTCTGATGCTTTCTTACCTGCCTGGACTCCAAAAGTCGCTAAAACTCCGGTGAAGACTGAGGCAATAAAAGTTGGGTCTAGTTTCTGTTCGGGGATTCCCAACGCTGGTGGTAATTTGATGTATGCAAGGGTGAGAATACTACCAGACCATACAAGGATACCAAGACGGACAAAAGTAGAGAGAATTGCAAGTTGTTCTTCACGGTCATCAACTGACTCCTTAATTTTACCAAATATTCCCTTCTTTTTAGGTTGGGATTCTTCTTTTACTTCTTCAGACATAACAATTGCCTAATGTTCCTCTTTATTTATTTTTACGCACTAAAAAAGGGAGGTTTCCCTCCCATTTATTACTTACTAATCAAGTAACAGGTATGTTGTACTGCCATTTGAAGCTGAGCTTCCTTTAGCTTCTGTTCCTTAACCTTCTTATCTCTAATCAGTTTAAGTACGTTCACTTTGCTACCTCCACCTCTTCGGTATGACGGATACCACGATAGGTTTCCGTAACTGTTTTGGTTTTGGTTTGCTTAGAATCCTTAGTGTCATAAGAGACACCACGATAAGTGACTTTTGCCATGTGTTTACTCCGGTTGGGGGATTAACCCGTTCCTTCGTCAACGTTTGCGTCTTCTACAAAATCAGCACAACCTGCAAGGTGTCTTCCGTAGAGTCTACCTATGATTTGATTCTTTTGCTCGGTGGTTAAACCAGGAGCATCAAGAACAGTTGATGCTATTTCTTGAACAGATTGACAACTCAATTGAGAATTAGAATCTGATTTAGACTCTGCTCCGATGAGTAGTAGTACCGCAAGAAGTAAGTATTGCATAAGATGAACGGCCTCGTTCCGCGTTGGCTACTTGCGTCAGGGAATACCTGATGAACGTTTGACTATTATAACATAGTCAAGTGTATTTAGTCAAATGTGTGTGTATCACCACTTACCAATTGGACACTTGGTACCTTTGAACGCGGTCTTCGCTCTCAACATACATCCACACTTCTTACATCTGTTTCTCTCTTTGTCAAGGTAGTCACATTGACTACAGATGTTGCGTCTCTCGTTGATTACATTCTCATCAGCTATTCCAGGTTTTTTGACAATCTGCTTAGCAGTGTTTGCGCCAGACCTAATCATCTCCATTTTCTGTTCTGCAAATGATTGGATTTTGTTTCTGTTAGATGAATCGTAGGGAGGTTCAGGTCTCATAATTTGAATCCAGAAAAAGCGTTTTCTTTGATGTCTTGATTGATTCCACCAATGATGTAACTCTCAACTTCTGTCTCTTGGGGTGCAACTTGAACACCTTTGGACTTGATCCAATGATCAGTCCAGGGAAGAGGGTTGTGAGTTGAAGGAACATCATAGAGAGGTTTAAGACCAATGGCCTTCATCCTTCTGTTACAGATCCATTCCACATACTTAGCCAGAAGTTGTTCAGATAGTCCAATCATTGAACCATCCTTAAACAGATACTTAGCCCAAGCTTTCTCTTCATCTACAGTTTTTTCGAACATCCTACGAGAGTTCTCTACCTCTTCGTTATAGATCTTCTTCATGTCAGGATCATCACCCTCTCTCCACTTGTTGATAATGTTCTGTGTAAGAACCAAGTGTTGGTTCTCATCACGAGCAACCAGGGAGATAATCTTAGCTGAACCTTCCATTACCTTCAGTTCACCAAAGGCAAAGGTACAAGCAAATGATACATAGAACCTAACACCTTCAAGGATGTTAACATTCATCATTGCCCTGAAGAGTTTACGCTTCAGTTCGTATCTTTCTTCTCTAAACTTATCTGCACCTTCCAGTGCCATTCTCCAGTCACCTGATCCATACTGACGAGCACTTTCAATGAAGTCGTCATAAGACTCAGTTACTGACTTGGCACGAGAAAGGATTTTCTCGTCATTAAGAATAGTACCAAACACCTCTTCAGGATCACTGTAAAGGTTCTTGATGATGTGAGTGTAAGAACGAGAATGGATCATCTCCATCATCTCCCACACTGTCATTGCAGACTCAAGTTCAGGTAAAGAACAATAAGGAATGAAAGCCAGCCCAGGACCACGACCTTGTACGGAGTCAAGCATGACTTGGTACTTAAGGTTAGATGTAAAGATGTGTTTCTGTTCAGGTCTAAGAGTTTGATAGTCTGAACGGTCCTTTTGTAGTGATACTTCATCAGGTTTCCAAAAGAATCCCAGTTGTGTTTGAGTCAGTTTATCAAAGACTGGATACTTAAATGATGTGTACTGTTGCACCCCCAGGGGTTGCCCAAAGAACATTGGCTGTTCAAGGGTGTTTACCTGGTTTGAATTGAAAACTGTCATTCCTTCGATGGACATAATTGATTCTAGTGGTGTTTTATTTAATATGATAAAGGTGAGTGATTAATAAGAACCACTAGATGGAGCAGGAGTCACACTCATCATCTGATTCTAACAGATCTGTGGCTGTAAGTCCACCCACTTGTGAGGGTTCTGCGTGGAGGTCATTGATCTCAATTTCCTCTTCTCCCTTACCATCATAAGTATTCTGATAGTAAAGTGTCTTGAGACCTAACTGATAAGCCTTGAGGATGTCACCAATAAGAACTGAAGCTGGAACTTCCTGGTTGGGGAAGTGTTGTGGGTTGTAAGAGGTGTTGGTAGAGATGGACTGGTCAAAGAACTTCTGGATAACTGCCATAATGTTCAGGTAACCTGTCATGTCCTGTAGGTCCCACAACAGAGTGTAGTTGTTACGAAGTGTAGTGTAAGAAGGGACGATCTGTTTGAGGGTTCCTTTCTTAGACTTCTTGATGGACAGATAGTCTCTAGGTGGTTCTACACCATTAGTTGCGTTACACACCACTGAAGAGGACTCAGAGGGCATCTGTGCTGTCAGAGTGGAGTTACGAAGACCATGTTTCTTGATCAGTTGTCCCAGTTCAGTCCAATCATGATGATAAATTGGTTTTACTAGATCATCAACTTCTTGTTTGTAGTGATGGATGGGAAGGAATCCATCGTAATACTTGGTCTCAATGTAATCATCACATGCTCCTTTCTCTTCTGCTAACTTACAGGAAGCTTTGAGAAGGTAGTACTGGAAGGACTCAGACAGGTCATGAACCAGTTGAAGTGCTCCTCTGTCATCATAGTGCTCACCATTCTTAGCCAGATAGTGTGCCAATCCAATGAAACCAACACCCAGTGATCGTCTTGCTTTAGTGGCTCTTTCTGCACACTTGACAGGATAACCTTGATAATCAATCAGTTCATCCAGTGCCCTAACTGCAATCTCACAAAGTGGTTCTAGTTCCTTGGTGTTCTTGATCTTGCCAACATTGATTGCTGACAGAATACAAAGTGAAATCTCACCGTTGTTGTCATCAATGTGGTTCAACGCTCTGGTGGGAAGTGTAATCTCCTGACAGAGGTTAGACATCTGAACAGGAACATTGAAAGAGGAGTGAGTATTACAATGATCAATGTTCATCACATAGATCCTACCTGTTTCTGCTCTTTCCTTTACGAGGGCGAGGAATAGATCTCTTGCTGATACAGTGGTTCTGGGGACAGAAGAATCCTTTTCGTAGCGTACGTAAAGATCATCAAATTGATCAGTACCAAAAGAATCGTAGAGACCTGGAACATCGTGAGGAGAGAATAATGAAATTTCACCGTTAGAAATAAATCTAGAATAAAATAGTTTGGAGATCTGAATACTGTAGTCTAATTTTCTGACTCTGTTGTCGTCTGTTCCTTTGTTATTCTTGAGAACAAGGATGTCTTCGATTTCTCCGTGCCAAATTGGGAAGTGTACCGTCGCCGAACCCCCTCGTACTCCATTTTGAGTACAGCAGCGAACAGTGGCCTCAAACTTCTTAAGGAACGGGATGACACCTGTATGTTTAACTTCACCATCACGAATCCGAGACCCCAGAGCCCGTATCCGACCAGCGTTGATACCAATCCCAGCACGTTGACTCGTATAATACCCAATAGCCATATCAGAGGCAAAGATACTATCAAGAGAGTCGTCAGACTCAACGAGAACACAAGAAGCATACTGACGAATAGGGGTTCTAACACCCGCCATAATAGGCGTCGGGATGTTAATGAAATGCCTCGAAGTCGCGTCATAATATCTTTTGACGAACGCGAGACGGGTCTCTTTAGGATAACCATGAAAAATAGTGGCAGCAATCAACATATACATGAACTGGGGAGTCTCAAAGATTTTCCCAGATG